TTTTATATTTTGGCGTACCAGAATTTGCTGCGCTATTCCTATTAAGTTTCTGTTGCGTTGGTATGCTTACAAGTAAGAACTTCTTTTTGGCATTCTTGTCTATTGTTATTGGATTGTGGTTAGGATTAATTGGATTAGATCCATCTACATCATCCCCAAGATTAACTTTTGGATGGGATTATTTAAATTCTGGTATAGAGATTATGCCAATGATTGCTGGTTTATTTGCCATACCAGAATTACTAGAAGGTTGGAAACGAAGACATTACTCAGTTGTTAAAATAGAAAACTATTATACACAATTATTCCAAGGATTCCGTGACTGTTTGGTTTATTGGAAAGACGTGGTTCGTGGTGGGGTTATTGGTTTCTTCACAGGATTGCTTCCAGGTGCTGGTGGAACTATTGGCGACATGATGTCATATAGTATCACTGTTGCTAAAAACCCAACAGAGAAATTTGGTAATGGTAATCCAAGAGGGCTTGCTGGTTGTGAAGGTGCTAATAACGCACAGAAAGCATCATCACTATTACCAACTATATTATTCGGAATACCAACAGCACCATTTGCTGCAGTCATGATGGCAATTTGTGTTTATTTTGGTATGTACATGGGCAGTGCTGAACTTGTTTCTGACACTAAGTTTATCTGGTCAGTTGGAGCAAGTTTCGTAGCATCAACTATCCTAACATTTATACTTTGTATTTTCATAACAAAGTATGTAGTAAAGATTCTAGAAATACCGTATTGGATTTATGCAAGCGGTATTCTAGCAATAGTCATTTGGAGTTGTTTCCAGTATACTGGTACAATGAATGACTTGTATATCCTCGTTATCTGTAGTATTGTCGGACTAGGTGCCAAATACTTTGATTTGAGTAGACCTGCGTTACTATTATCTTTTATAGTCGCAGAGAAATTTGAAAACTTCACTCAACAAGCATATACTCTGTATTCGTTTACTGAAATTATACAGAGACCTATTACTGTTGCGTTGGTTTTCTTTTCAGGTTTTATTTTATATTGGACAATATTAAGGAGAAATAAATGAAGTATTTGATTGGTTTTCTATTTCTACTAAGCAGTACGTTCGCTTTAGCAGATTATAGAATGATTGTTCCAGACGCTCCAGGATCTGGTGGAGCAGTTTGGGCTTCTGTTATGGCAAAACATTTGAGTAAGTATACTGATGAACCAATTGTGTTACAACACGTTCCAGGCGCAAGAAATATTCCAGGAATGAATCAGTGGCACAAAGAGTTTCGTAAAGATGATAAGACAATGGTAGTTAGTCTTGGCAGCCATGCAGTAAACTATTTGTTAGAAGAAGTCGACTATGAGTTTAGTCAATACGATGCTATTGGTTTGATGAATCTTGATTTGGTTGTTGGTCACAATAAGAACTTTAATCCAAAGATTGATAAAGCAAAGTTTGGTGGTGGTAACGCTATGACTGATGCGTTGGCAGTTGGTTTGATGCTATGTGGTCCAAAATCAGATACCAATGCATATCTTGCTTGTTGGAAAGAAAAGATGATTTGGGTTAATGGCGTTGCTGGTAACCAAATTCGTCCAATGTATCTACGTGGTGAGTTAAACATTACTAGAGATCCTCCAACATCATGGGTTCGTTTCTACGAGAATGATGCTAATACTGTTGTTTGGTTTACTCATGGACTTCGTGATTTAAAGACAGGTAAACAAATTGAAAATCCAAACTTCAAAGGTAAGTTATTTGAAGATGTTTATAAAGCAACTTGGGGTGTAGCACCTTCTGGTGAATTATATGAGTCTTATCATATGGCTCGTACATTCAATAATGTATTGCAAAAAGTTATCTGGGTAAATAAAGGAAATCCCAATACACAGAAACTTCGTGATGCTTTGAATAAGATGTTGAAAGATCCAGAAGCAATTGCAGCTATCGTAGAAGACACTGGTAAGTATGATTGGGTTGTTGGTCAAAAGGCTGATGATGTTAGAAAAACACTATACAATGAGATTACCAATAAAAAACTTAAGAACTTAGTAGTTTGGTATAATGGAGCCTACGGAACAAAGAGTGTATTTAAAGGAGATCTTTCCTTTAATGATGCAGGTAATTAAATAAATTTGCTTTGCAACTAAATATGATATATAATAGGTGAATGGTTGTTTGAAGCAACTAGAAAAGTATTCTGGACGGGAGTTCGATTCTCCCCACCTCCACCGAAGCATATTGGATAGCGATGTAGCTGAAAGGTCAAGAGATAACTTCAAAGATTCGCTTATAAACTGTATTCCAGTATGTTTCGTTGGGGGTGACTAGGTTTCGACAGGGTAACAAGTATAGAAGTGGACAACCCATCAGAGAAGATGTTAAAACTAAAACAACGTAAACGCAAACGACGCACAGTTCGCATTAGCAGCCTAAACACTGCTTAGGGTTTCGGTAGGTTTCCTCGTAACAGAATAACCTACCACGTTTTAGTATGTCGGACAATAAGTGCCAAATACTATATTATGAGGTATGTCGGACAATAAGTGCCAATTACCTTTAAATTAATTTTTAAAGGAAAAACAAAATGAAATTAAAACTTTTAGTAGCATCAACCTTACTTGCTTGTTCTTCAGTTGCTCTAGCGCAATCATCCGTGACTGTTAGTTATGCAGATAGAACTGTAGATAGCAATGGACAAAATGTCGGGGTAACTCGCTTATCTGCAAAAACTAAATTATTTTCTAATATAGATGGTGATATTGGTATCAATCAAGCAATTAATAGTGTAACCAATTCAGTAACTTCTAGGAAAGAAATTGGATTATCAACTGGGTATGAAATAACATCTTTTGCTAAAGCAACTATTCGTGGCGCTACTGGCATTAAAAGTGTTTCTGGTAAAGCGGGTGTAGAATTTTACTCTATCGAACCTGGAATTAATGTTAAACTTCCAATTGATGGTTTTAGTGCTAGAGTTGCTTATCGTTATCGTAATTCATATGATGTTTCTGATCTTGATAGATCTGATACTATGAGATATGCTGTTAACTACGATCTAAGTAAGGTTGACAAGATCTCTATAGGTTATGATGTTTTAACTGGTAATGGTGCTAATAAACAAACAGTATTTTCTTACACAAGGTCATTCTAATTATGGTAGTTGACTAATGAGAGGAGCAGTAGTTGCAAATGGTCCAAGTAGAAATAGGTTTGATACTTCTGATGGGTATAGTTATTCTATTGGGTGCAATATTCCTTGGACCAAAGTAGATGCTACTGTTATCCTTGATGGTAATGTAATAGAACGCTGGTCAAGAGATCTTAATTTGATTTCTTGTCCAGTTTTTTTTACAGCCAGAGCATGGCGATCTACTGATGAATATAAAATTCGTGAATATATATTAAACAATAATCTCTTTATTGACTTGATGCCAGATGCTAAAGAATTCTTTTCTGCTGGTCATGTTGCTGCTCAGATTATGTGCGAAAATGATTTTACAGAACTTGACATATATGGGGTTGACTCAATGTTCAAGTATACTGTTGAAAGTTTTACTAATACGTTGGTTGATGATCAGAATCCTGATTCAGAAATGCAGCGTATAGTAAATTGGAGAAAGAATTGGGATAAGTTGCAGAGCGACTATCCTGATGTATCTTTCAATTTTGTTGGTAAAGTCTAAGCTGGATGCAACACCCTCTGTACCTATTGTATAGATCTGGATTGCTTAAGGATGACGAAGTAATTTTAACTTAGGAAATAATATGAAAACACTTATTGGATTAATCGTAACTACGTTTGCTTTGACATCTTTCGCTGCTGAACCAGCTAAGAAAGAAGAAGCAAAGGCTCCAGCAAAAGTTGAAGCAAATTGCGTAACTAAGGACAAGAATGGTAAATGTCCTCCTGCTCCAAAGTCTGAAAAACCTACTGCAAAAAAAGTAGAGAAGAAAGCTGAAGCACCAAAGGTAGAAGCAAAGAAATAATTATTCCTAAATAATTGTACAGTGGGTTGTAGGTTCCCAATAAAACCTTCATTACACACAACTCATAACACACAAGGAGTAAAACATGAGTAACTTGACCCCGTTCGAGATTCGCCTAGAACTTTTAAAAATGGCAAAAGACATGCTTAACGATGACTACTACGGTAAGCGTGAAGTAATTAGTAATGAATACTTTACAAAAGTAGAAATTGCTAAAATCAATGGTGGAGAGATGCCTACACATCCAGGATATCCTTCTTATCCATCAGAAAATGAAATCATTGCAAAGGCTCAGACCCTAAATGGTTTTGTTTCAAACATCCCAACTACACTAGAAAAGACTAGCAAAAAGTCCACCTGATAGGGAATTAGACAGGTGTTTGCGCACCTGTCTTCTTTTTAAGGAGATCATATGCGTACATATCGTATATACATACCAATAATATTATTAATACTGAGCATTATATTACTGACAAAAAATACATTTACTGATGCAGCAATTATGTTAGATGTAACATATAATCAATTGACCAAAGAAACACAAAAACAAGTTGATTGTTTGGCTGATAACATTTATCATGAAGCAGGTTTTGAACCCAATGATGGCAAAGTAGCAGTCGCTCTTGTCACACTTAATAGGATGCAAGATCCTAGATTCCCAAAAGATATATGCGGAGTAGTTAAACAACGAACTACTTCAGTGTGTCAATTCTCTTGGTTCTGTAATAAAGTCTCTATAAAAAATAAAGATGCTTATGAAGACGCAAAAGAAGTAGCAGTTTATGTCTATGCAAATTATGAAAATTTGAAAGATATAACGAAAGGTGCGTTGTACTATCACGCAGATTATGTTAATCCAAGATGGAAACTCGAAAAGACTACTGTAATAGGTAGACATATTTTTTATAAAGAAAGTGGAAAACAAAATGATGTCAAAAATGAATCTGCAATTGAAGGAAGAACAAACAAAGCACTCTTTTATGCTGCTGATGGAGGAGATTACTCTTACCAGCGTTAAAACTGCTGTTGAGTGGATTTTTGAAGCAAACTTCTCAGAAGAACCACCAGAACTACTTAATTTAATTATTACAAGTCCAGGTGGTGATCTTAATGCAGCATTTGCATTAATTGATACTATGAAAGGTTCAGCAATCCCAGTTAGAACAATTGGTCTTGGCCAAGTTGCATCAGCTGGACTTATGATTTTTATTGCTGGTGCAAAAGGTCATCGTTTACTTACTCCAAACACTTCTATTCTGAGTCATCAATACTCATGGGGTGCGTTTGGTAAAGAACATGAACTTTTTGCCACTGTAAAAGAATTTGACTTAACAACTAAGAAAATGATTGCACACTATAAGAAGTGCACTGGTTTATCTGAAGCAAAAATTAGAGAGGTTCTATTGCCACCTCAAGATATTTGGTTAAGCGCAATCGAAGCAAAAAAACTAGGACTCTGCGATGACATTAAAGATCTTTCTTGATTACTTAAAATTCTCTGGTTTGTGGATTAGTTTTGCAATAAATCCATACCATTGGAGACTAGCATATAGATTCGATAGACCTAATGATACAGACCCAGCAATGTATCAATTTAGTATTACAATTGGTCCACTATCTGTTCGTGCAATTTTAGATGATGGCTCATGGTAAATTTTAAGGAGAAACTATGAAAACAGAACTTGGTTTTATTATTGCAGTTACGCTTGGCGTTCTTGCATTAATTATTTCACTAGCGTATAATAATTATACAGAATTAAAGTCTATGGAGCGAAACATTGAGTCTGCAATTGTAAAGGGAATTGACCCTGTTGCAGTAAAATGTGCATATTCTCCGCAAAATACAATGTGTACCGTATACGCTGCAAAGGCGAAATAACTCTACAAAGTTGAGGGGATTCTAAAATTTCCCTTTACTTTGATATCAATTTAGGGTATAATATATACTGTGAATAACTACTTTGAGACTATATTATGCAAATGCTTTTTACATCGCTCGGAAAATCTAAGAAGAAAAAACCCAACGCAAAACAACGTGAGTTAAATGCAAGTTGGGAGAAGATGTTAAAGAAGTATGCCACAAAGACTGTTGCAAAACCTACGCAACAACTCAGTGATGTATACTCACTTGGAAAACCTGCTTGTCGTGAGACACCTAAGCATCCAAGTCTTCCATTTACTGGTGCGCCTTGTTTCAAGAAACCAAATCCAGTTTACACTGGTACTGCTATCAAAGGTATTGGCACCATGCACAAGTCAAATGCTGTTCCTGTTTTCTCTGACGAACAAGCAAGAGATATTGCAACTATGCGAAGAAATTGATTTGACTTTTATTAAAAACTAAGGTATAATTACATTATGGATTACAAAAACAAACGCCAAGAACTTCTAATTCAGAAGATGAAACTAGATAAGTTCTTTACACTGTATCTAGATAAATTTGAAAAACAGATGGACTCCGAAAAACCAAACACTCCAGTATGGAAATTGTTTAAGAAAAAATCTGATGAGTATTCTAAACTAAATCAAGAAATTCGTAATGTTGAATATTGGATTAAAAAATATGTCTAATCCTCTTGTTACTGCAGATCGAAATACAATTTTTAAATCTTCAAATGATTTCTCTATGCACATTGAACAAATTGTGCGTGATAAAAAGATATCTTATATGGATGCGGTTCTTCAATATTGTAAAGAAAACTTTATTGAACCTCAAGATATTGCCAAACTTGTGAATAAATCACTCAAGGATAAACTTGAAGTAAACTTTCAAGATGAAAACTATTTACCAAAGCGTGCGAAACTGGATGTTTGATTGTGGACGGATTTAAAGCATATCGCTATTACCTCGCATTAAAACTACACTTTACCTCTGACAAATTTAACGTCTTCGAAAATAGAGGAAATGTTAAAGGATCACGTGAAGCGTTTGAAGCGAGAAATGATAGATATATTTTTGAGAAGCTGGCAAGAAAGATTGGCAACGATCGTGATATCATCCAATTCTTTGTTGCAAATTTTGCTTATGGTAATGAGTCTGCAATTTACGCAGGTCAAGAAGCCGATGATAATCTAGCTGAATGGAATAAAAGAAAACAGAGTATTACTAAGATTTTTATTGATGATCTAGCGTCTTTACTGACATATGTTGAAATAAATAAACTACCAACTTCTAGTATCTTTGATTTTAATTTTAATGAGTATCCTGCTGCATTAAAATTGTTTCTTGGTAATAAGATTTCAATTGAAACTCTTGTAATTATAAATGAACTTGATCATATCGTTGAACACTGGCTTGATAACCCTACTGTTCAGCATATATGGAGCAATGAGTTATTGCGAATTAAGAAGTTGACTGGATTCGTTAAATACGATAAAGATAAACTACGTAAGATATTTACACATTTTGTTGAAGAGTTAGATTAAAATGGGTCGCACTTATTATAAAGCATCAAAGAATTTTGATGATGGGAATTCTAGTAATAGTTCGGGGAAACCTGCTAGACATGCTAATGGTCGAAAGACTGGTGGTATGAGAACTATAAATAACTATGTTGAAGAAGATTATGATTTGAATGACGAAGACTTTAATGATGACGTTGAATTAGATGATAAGATTCAAATACAACATACTAAAAATAAACCGTAATATTAATACTAAGGAAACATACGATGGATATCCAAACACTCCGTAAAATGCGCAATCAAGACTTCAGCAAAATCGCTGGAGAATTTGATAAAATCTCTAACCCACAAAGTGGCGAAAAGAAGTCTTATGACGACAATCGCTTCTGGCGTCTAGAGGGCGATAAAGCTGGCAACGGAACAGCTACTCTCCGATTCCTACCACGTGTTGAAGGCGATGAACTCCCATGGGTTCGCATGTTCAATCACGGATTCCAAGGTCCAACTGGAAAATGGTATATCGAAAACTCTCTAACAACTCTTGGTGAAAATGATCCAGTCGGTGAATTGAACACTATGCTTTGGAACTCAGGTTCTGATGCTAACAAAGAGATCGCTCGTAAGCAAAAGCGTAAGTTGTCTTTTACTGCCAACGTACTCATTGTGTCTGACCCAAAGCACCCTGAGAATGAAGGTAAGGTATTCTTGTTTAAGTTTGGCAAGAAAATCTTTGATAAGATTATGGACAAGGCTCGTCCAACCTTTGAAGATGAAAAGCCAGTAAACGTGTTTGATTTGTGGGAAGGTGCCAACTTTAAATTGCGTATGCGCAAGAAAGATGGTTATGCTAACTACGATGAGTCCGTGTTTTCTGAC